TCTTGACAAAGTTTGCAACCATTTTACTTTTTGATTTTCGCCTTTTGGTTTAAAGCGATCAGGGAACAAATCAATAAAATAGTTCAATGATTCTTTGACTTTATCGCTGAAATTGGAATCTTGAACATTACTTTTATTAATATTACTTTTAGTATTATAAGATATATTAGTATTAATATTACTTTGTCTCGGATTTCCCGACTTCGGCAAAACCGTCCACGGTTTATCCGTATTCGGCTTTTCCGTTTTCGGTTTATCCGTTTTCGGTTTTTTGATTGGCTTTTCTGACAAAATATAATTGTAACCGTAAAATTTGCCCTTTTTACGCATTTTAATTCTTTCAAGGTATCCAAACCCCACTAATTCGTTTACCTTCGAATTTACCCCATCTCTGCCTTCACTGAAGTGTCCTCTGATGTATTCCACCGACATATCAAAATCAGATTGATGGGAAAATAACCAACAATACAATCCTGTTGCTCCCATTGATATATTTTTTTGGCGAAATATAGCACTTGGTATAATCGTGAAATTGTCGAATTTTTTCGGTTTTATAATTTTATTCATTTTTAATCTGTAAAAAAAAACCGGGAACAAAACGTTGAGGAATTTTGAACCCGGTTCGGGTAATAATAGAAAAAAAATATTGTGTCATCGCCTCAACTCGATGAAACAAAGATAAACTATTTTCTTTTCAATTTGTCGATATATGTTCTAAAATCGCCAAAACATTTTTCTATCTGCTCCAAAGAAATATCATCATCGCCATATTTTACAAATAGAATATCCAACAACAAATTAAATTCATTCTCGGAAACCATTCCAATGTATTCAAATGTATCATCATTAATTGAATGATCATTTTTTAAAGATACCTTTTGTTTTGCTTCGGAATAATAAAAACGTTTTGTCATTTTTTTAAATATTTATCTATTTCGGTTTTTACCTCTTCAAAATCATTTGACCAAATTGTTTCCCAACCATTACCCCTAAGTTTATTCAAGCAAATGATTTGGTTTTCTGTTGGTTTATTGCTACCAACTTTTAACTCGATTGCTAATCCTGATTTATCGTCTTTTTGATGGAATATTAAAACATCAGGAACACCGGAAACCCCTCCAAGAAATTTAAATTTGTATCTCTCAAATGGCGATCTCTTACCTTCGTTTGGAACGTGAATGGCAAAAACTCTTGGATAAACCGCTTTTAGATAAGTCATTACCTGATTTTGAAAATGATCTTCTTTACCAAGATATTTATGAAATGGATTTTTCAAATTTTGTATTTTATTTAAACAAATTCCTTCCAAATTTAAATATAAATCCAACAACTGCTGATCATAATCCATATGATCGTTTAATCTATTCAAATTAACCATAACTGTTGCGTGATTTTGTTTCATTGAATCCGCCAACATCTGAAACGAAACGCCATAAATGTTATCCCGACAAATTTTATAATAAATCTTTCGAGCATCTACGACCTGACGAACTCTTGTATTTTCATCAATAGCAAATCCAACGTGTTCTTCAATAATATTTTGAACCATTTTGCAATCGGCTAAATACAACTGCTTTTTTTCCTTTTTTAAATTCTTCATTTTATAAAATTATTGAGCCATCCTCCGTTAAACTATATCCTTGATACAAATCCGCTTTTTTTGTTGTCAAATAAAACTTCCATTCTGCCAAAGCTTTTTCAAGTTGTTTTTTTCCAAATTCAATCATTTCATCAGATAATGCATAAACTTGACAAGTGAAAGGATATTTTGTTTCAACTGCTATAAATCTGAATTGTGTCGGATCAACATTCATCAATTTTGAATAACAAACCGCTTGTAATGGATAACCATATTTGTAACAATCTCTCTTGAATGCTTGTGGCGAATTGTCCTGACAGCTTTTGACATCTGATATAAATTTCAAAAGTCCGTTAAAGACATCAGGACGAACTCTTACTTTCACCCCATTAATTTCACCGAAATAGGATGATTCAATTTCCCCATGACAATAAAACTTTGCAAGATCATCTTTTTCAAAATTGGATTTGATGCCATCAAGAATTTCAATTTCTGAATCTTTTAGCAAAATACGATCCCCAGCAACTTTTTGCAATTCCTTTTTTTGCTCTTTGCCATCTTTTGTCCTAAGATCAATTTTTGGCATTCTAAAAAATTCCTTGTCAAAGTTTTGTGGTTCTAACAAAGTTGTATGAATAGCTGATCCTAAATTCATCGCAGTTGATGAAAATGGTTCTTGGTTTAAATAATGATAAACCGATTTTTTGGCGATCATTTTAAGACCGCTTGCAGAAATATGCGTTTTGTTAGCGTGATATTCTGCATTTGTTAAATTCCTTTTTTTCATTTCTAAAATTTAAAAAGGATGATCCGAAAACCATCCCTTGATTAATATTAATATGTATATTAAAATCCTCTATCTTCTCCTGAAGCTTTTATCTCTTTTTCTATTAATTCAGAGATGTAAGCACCTGTACTTTTAGATTTAGAATTCGCCAATCTTTTAATTTTAATCTTATTACTTTCAGATATTCTTAGAGTAATTCTGACATTCTTTATTTCTTTCTTAGATTTCAATGTTTTACTTTTTTAATTTCTAAAATTTAAAAGGGATGATCCGTAAACCATCCCTTGTTTATTAAAATGGCAAATCGCCATTTACTTCCCCCTGATTGCCTTCAAGAACAGCATTTGTTTTTTCTGAATCAGGTTTCCAAGTGTTAATGGAAACCGAAACATCCTTTCCGTAATTGTCCGGTTCTTGCTTATCTGATACATTTAATTTGATGTACTTCTTTCCGTTGTATTCAAATATGTGTTCTTTCGGCAAATCCGATAAATTGACTGTAATGGCTCGGAATGTTCCGTATTGCCCTTTTACTTGTTTCCCGCCCCCGGCGTAAATTGTTTTTGTTTCTGACATTTCTATTTATTTAAAATTTAAATTTTGCTTCTATTGTCGCTCTGTATTCCTTTTTCATTCGGAAATTTTTGACAACGGATTCCGCTTGTTTTTTTGTTCCTGTTAAAGTTGATCGCAACTGCGTTTCGTTCAGCCAAGGTCTATCATCTTTTTTTGGATTCTCTTGGTTGTGTATTGCGTTTTGCATATCTTGTGCCGATGAAATCGATGTATCAATACCAATACCTAAATATCCTAAAGCCCTTCCAAGTGCTGATGTAAAACCGTTTTCAACAAATGATGTTTTGTTGATGTAACTTGAATCACGATATTCTTGTGCGTGTGCGTTTACCATTGTAATTCCGTTGGAATCCTCTATAGTAACTTTGAATATACCTTCTTTTTCCGTTAATGATTCAATGGATTCTGTAATTTTCCACCCTTTATATCCTTCATATGTACGAAAATGCTTCAATCGTTCATTGACTGTAATGTAGTCTTTCCCTTTAATGTTTATTGATTTCATATTCCTAAATTGATTAATTTAAATCCTTTTCTCTTTAGCTTCACAACTTCGCCAACTGTGATTGTATCGGGATTTTTGAGTTTCGATTTCAACGTTGGCATCGTTACGCCTAATATGTTACAAACATCATATCTGCGAAAAGATAAACGTTTCATATCGTTGATAAACTCCATTTCAAATGCATTCATAAATTTTAATTTTGAATTTTTACTATTATTTTGACCCTACAAAAATACAAATATATTTTAAATTTAAAACTATATTTTTTAAAATAATGCAAAAAAAATCCCGGATCAAGCAGATGCTATCACCGGGAGGAAACAAAAAAAGGAATTGTTATGATTTAAACTTCTGTTTTAAAGTTGCCCCCAAATCATTGTCCTGATTTGGAATGTGCATTATTACTTTCGATTCATTCGCCTTGATATTATAAGATAATGCGTCAACGTAACAAGATACAGGTTCTTGCAAAACTGATGTTCCAAAATTAATCCAAACCTTATTTGATGGCATTAATGGGATCGCAGTATTGTTGTAAAGTGTTCCTTCGTATCTTGGAATAAAACTACGGTGATCATTTAAAATATACCTTGGAATGATTTCCGATAATCTTTTTGAAACGTTTAAAAATTCATCGTATGGGCGTCTGACTGAAGTTATTGAATCGCCTTTGGAATAATTCACAAAAATGAAATCTGATAAGGTTGATTCTTCTGCTGAATATTCTGCAGAATAAACCCCGGTGTTCCTTGTAAGTTCAAATAGATTTTGATTTACGTCTGCTCTTATTGTTGAATATAGTCCAACTTGATTTGAATTAAATATATCTCTAAAAACTCCGCAAACATTTACATAATCATTCGCAGTTCCAATGATTTCAATTTTGCAATCTGTGTAAGTTGTATGAGATGAATGCGGTGTAATATCAGGAATTTCAACTTCGTGTTCCACCCATATAAACTCATTTGTTTCAACTTGGTTATTCACCACCGATAACTGATGAAAAGTATTATCTGATTCATCAAAATAAACTGTTTGCGTTCCATTGAATCCGCTCAATCTGTATTGAATCGCTCCTGATGGATTTGATAATGATAAATAAATTATTTTGAATTTATAATATCCGCCAACATTTTGCTTAACCAAGGTAAAGGTATTGCTTGTAACTGTGGCACTTCCTGACCATTTAAACGATGTATTTGTTTTGAATGGTTCTGATGTATCAAATGTAACATTGGAGTTGCTTAAATCCCACCCCGCATAAACACCCGATCTTGGCGTTGACCATTCCAAGAATGGATTTGGATTTAAAAAGTCTTGGCGATTTTGTAAGGAATTGGTAAAAGTTGCCCTGTTTAATGGTCTTAACATTTGCTTCGTAAGATCCATTTTTAAAGGAGTTAAATCACTCGGAATCTGATACAGCATATCAAATGTAACATCGGATGAAACCCCGGCAAAAGTTACTTTTTTAAATTTGATATCTTCAGTTCCATTCGTTTGTAATGATGTTGTTTCCGCCGCTCTAACTGATGCACCTGAAAAACTACCATCCATCAAATCATCCTTGATGCTTTGCTCTGAATATGCAGATTTATTGATAATATACCATCGCCCGAATGATTGAAAAAGTCTTGAATGCGTAAAATTTAAAATTTGTTTCAAAAGTTCCTCCGCATTCATAAACTCCGAAGCATCCTTCATAAATCCATAAGGAACATTGTTGTCGTCATCTGTTGAGCTAAAAATGCTAAAATAAATATTTGATGATTCTGAACCATCTTGAAAAAGTTCGTTTGAATAATAAAAATCGAGTTCAAGTCCCAAATTGTTCAATACATCTTGAATGTAAGCATTCGGAGGAAGTACATTTTCAACGACATCTGATCCTGATGATTTGGTGTAAAATGGTATTGTATAATTTGACAAAATCCCAAGTCCATCAATCGCCAACAATTCGATTAAAAATGGATTTGATTGCACCACTTCTTGATAAGTATCGTTGACTAACCAACCCTTCCAAATCGTTGTAAAAAACCCTGAAATTTTAACGGAAATTTTTACTTGATATTCTCGTTCATCAGCATCATAAAAATCATCATAATTCGTGGTATCTGTATTATACAATTGAATTTTACAAGTTGATCCAATTATTGGCGAATAAATATCATCATCAGATTGCCAATCGATTTGAACAGGATTTTCACCCCCGACCAAATCCAAAACTGTACCTCCGTAATTAAATTTTAGAATTTCGAGTTTAAATTGCTTTTCTGCAACATCGTCAAATTCAAGTTTAAATTTTACACCGTAACTCATTATCCTAAAATTCTATTTCTCGTTGTGTTCGCCCTCTGCAATGCCAAAACCAAATCTTGTCCTTGAAGCCTAAAATCGCCCTGAAGTTGATTTGATTGCATTGATCTATTTGCGTTTAATCTTCCGAATGTTCTACCGGGTGAAATTGCTTTTGGAATAAATGATTGCTCTCCAAATGCTGATCTTCCTCCAATTCCTGATAAACCTCCAATCCCTGATAAACTTCCAAAAATTGCTCCAAATCCTAAAGTTCCACCTCCAAAAATACCATTGACTGCAAATGATACAACTCCGGAAACAATTGCCGCAGTAATTAATTTTTTAATCAATTTGGAAAGCATCTGCATCAGAACTTTAAAAAATGGTTCACCTTCTCCCATCGTTTCAAATGCTCCCATTAATGATTGCCCAAACTGTTCCGCTAAATTTCTGACTGATCTTAATTTACCTTCAATATTAGAAAAATTATTTGTCAAATCTGACATATCATCTGAAGCAGTAATTTCAGGAGTTTGTATCGCTTGTAATCCTGTTGTTGTAATATTCGCCCCAAGACCTTGAACTTGTGTCCTTCCGCTTGTTGTCGTTTGAAAATTGCTATATGATTTGGATAAATTGTCAAGATCTTCTTTTGCTTTCCGTTTTGCCTCGTTTAATTTTTCCTGTTGTTTATGTTCTTCGGCTAAATTTTTAGCAACTGTTTCAATCTGTAAATTTTGAAATGACATTATATTACCACCCGATTTGATGAGATTGAAAAACGTATTCAAGCGATCAACCATCGGATTTATACGATGTAACAATTCAACGGATGCCATCGTAACTGTTGCAAATGCAGAAACGATTAATCCAATAGGCGAAATGACCGCTCCAATGACAATGGATAATTGTCCGAATGCTGCAATCAATGGAGGAAGTGCTGCAACTAATAATCCTGATGCTAATATGACAACTTTTAATTCTTTATCTAAACTCGAAAATGTTTTTGCTAATGATGTTAATCTCTTTGTCAACTCTAAAGCTATCGGAAGCATAATTTTTCCAAATTCAGCCATCGCAATATTCAAATTGTCTTTTAAAGTAGAGAATTGACCCGCAAATGTTTTAGATAATTTCTGCATCCCATTTTCAAACATTCCCCCTTCACTCGTAGCAGTAACCATGGCTTTTCTCAAATCTTCAAAACCGATTTTTCCCTCACTTGCTAATTTTTTTACTTGAGATTCTGCAACTCCTAATTCTGACGCTAATAATTTAATAACAGGAACTCCGTTATTGATTAATTGATTTATATCTTGTGCAAATAGTTGCCCGGTTGCTGATGCTTGTCCGAATGCTAATGCAATTCCATTTAAATCACCACCTGAAACCGCTGCGACATCACCCAATACCTTCAATGAATCAAATGCGTCATCTGCGGACATTCCAAAACCAATTAACATATTGTTCGCCTTTGCTAATTCATCTAATTGAAATGGCGTTTGTGCTGAAAATTCAACTAATTTTTTGAAAACTTCTGCACCCTTTTCCGCACTTCCTGTAAGTACATTTAATTGCGTTTGTAATTTCTCAAAATCTGAAGCAGATTTGATCGCCATTCCACCCGCTGCTGATATCGGTAAAGTCAAAGACATTGACAAGGATTTACCTATATCCTTCGCTTTATTTCCAAATGATTTTAATTTAGTTGATGCAGCATTTAATCCTGTAACAAACCCTTTCGTGTCAGCAGAAACAACAACTCTTAATTTATTATCCATATTGCAAATTTACTAAAATAATGGATTTTTGATTTTGTTCTTCGCCTGATCAACTTTCTGTTGAAATTTAAGATATTCCTCTTTCGTTGATTTAGGTTCTGATTTATAAATTTTATCCTGTGGCAATTTAAATAAATCTTCAGGCTTCAACATTTGGGATCGCTTGGTTGCATTTGTGTTGTATAAAATAGTTGCCAAGTATCTCGTTTGTTCCCAAGACAAATTATTTTTAATCATAAAAGATTCGCCAAGTAACTGATTCTCTTTCCAAGTAAACCTCCAAAAATCATTCGGCGAAATACCTACTTGACCAATGTAAAAATCAAGAAGATCATCCCAAGTAAGGGATTCATCTATTTTTTTTTTGGATCGTTATCCCTTCGCTGAATACCTCCGTTTAAACTATTCCCTAAAATTCGGCTTTCCATCATTGATGAAACGATTTTATCAAGTTCGTTTGAATCTAAATCCTCCAACCAAGAACCGACTTTAAATTCATTGTAGTCAATTTTGTTTCCTTCTTCTTGATCATAAGCCAAAAGACCGGAATAAATTAAAGTTCGTATTGTAGAAAGTTTTACCCCTCCATCGAAAACCGCCCCAATTTGATCCAAACGAATATCCAATATATCCGTAAAATTTGACCAAAAATTCATAGAGAAATGTAGTGTTCGGTTTTTACCGCCAAGTTTTGTTGTGTAGTAGCTTCTTTTTTTGTTTCCCATAAAATTTAAAAAAAAGGGATGGTTTTAAGACCACCCCATTAATATTAATTTGTAGCAGATGTGATTGCTCCTGTTGATGTAATTGTTCCACTGAATGATACCGGTGATTCCATTTCCGCAGTATAATCAACCGATGACAAAAATCCTTCTCCTGAATAAACTACATCACCTGTCGCAGCAGTTCCAAAACTAAAATCGATTTTTTGTCGTGATGTTACAAATCCAATCAATGTATCAATATCCATTGAATCAGAATAATCAACCAATCCATCAAATGTAATTTCCGCCGATCTCACTCCCGATATTACTTCTTGATATCCGCTCGAATCCTTTGTTGTCGCAATCGGTAAATCATTTGAGATTGAAAATGTACACGATGTTGTGTGTCCTATTGTTGCCAATGTACCACCATCAGCTATAACTTTTAAAATTAAATTTGTTCCATTAAATACGCCTGATGTAGCCATTTTTTATATTTTTTAATTATTTACAAATATAGTTATTTTAAAAAAATTATTCCTCGAATGTTAATCCGTAAAAATTATGCTTGTATTTTGATAATCCATTTAATTCAAATTCTTTCCATCCATCAGGGAAAATCGGATTTTCGTTTTCATCAACTTCCAATCCTCGCCATAAAACATCAACTGAATACTTATCGCTAAATGTTGGAGGAGTTTCTTCATCAGCATCACCAATTTGTAAAAAACCTAATTTAACGACTGTGTTATTATTTTCACCTAAAGCATCTATTAATGCTACTGCTTGTGCTTCTGATTGAAAACTATATTTTTTATAAATCATATTATGTTGTTAAACAAGTTAATTCTGTGTCTGTTAATCCTTCTTTAAATACTGCAATACATTTAATTTTTCCCGCAAAATCAAAAGCATTATCACCCCTCGCACTTTTTATTTTAGTCAAAGTATTTGCAGGAAAAGTTGAGCCATTCGTATCAGTAGTTCCAACTTGACTTCCGTTAGCAAAACAAGCAAAATCATTCTCTTTGAATCTCAAACCTATTTTTAAGAAATTTGTAATATCAAAAGATGTTGTTGTGAATGCTGCTTGAGACGTCCCTACTTTAACTGTTACTTGAAGTTGATTTGAAACAGTTGTGTATCTAAATCTAATTGTATTCAATTCATCACCATCTGACAAACTAATATTTCTGTCAACTAAATTGTTTTCCAAAGCAGACATTTCAGCATAAAATGTTCCTTCTGTTGAATCAATTAACGATGTGTCTAATGTTGTATTTAGTCCAAATCCATCTTCCGCCCTTGTTACTTGACTATTGCTTGTAGGAATGTAAGATGTTGGTTTTGTTGCATTAACATTTGTTGATGCTTCTCCATGTAGTCCATAGATATAAGCACCATTTGTTCCATTTCTTGTTAAGTCAATATCATTATCACCTTCAGCTAATCTAAATTGAACTGCACCCGATACATCAGTTGTCGTTGTAAACGTTACTGATATTCTATACCAACCATCACCATAATCTTCAATATTTGCAGTTAAACTTGAAGCCACAGTCCCCAATGTACCATTTGATATGTTAAAAAAAGCAATAGCAGAAGCAACGTCATATTCAGCTAATGCAATTGAAAACCAATCATTGTTACCTTGTTTTTTAACAAATAAAGAAACAACGTTATAATCTCCCGAATTTACAATTGTGCCAAAGTAACGTAACGTAACCCTTCCACTATTTCCGTCATTATTATCTGCAAACTTCCAAGCATTATTAGTCCCATCAGGCGATATAGCTTGTGCTGATGTTAAAACTGCATAATCAATCCCCGCACCACTACCACCACTAAATAAAGTTCCATTTTCAAAGTCATTTGAATAAGTAGCAGTATTTGTAGCTTGTGGTTCTATAAGCCAATGACCTTCACCTCCTAAATAATTTATTCTCGGAACATTCTCTGCAACTTCTTCCAATTCACCATCAGCATTCTCACGATTAGCAGTACCAACAACACTACCACTTGTTGCCCTTGTGAAATCTAAATCACCAAATGGAGATTCTTTTGGTTTTATAGCGTTTATACTACCTACATCATATGCAGTTGGTGTGATTAAAATACTTGCTTTTTCTAATAAACTCATTTATCCGCAGTTTTTAAAATCGTTTAAAATATTTTTTGTTCCTCCTTTATTTTCAAAAAAAGTTGATCGTGATTTCAATGCAGAAAGCAATATATCAATCAAAGAACTGACCGAAGATATTTTTGAAATTGAATTACCTAAACCTAACATCATCTTAAGTAAGCAATTACTTTCCCGGATGCAACCGCAATATCTTCCAAATTTCCGTAAACAATATGCCCCGCCAATAATGTTAATGATGTTACCGAAGTATCTCCGCTTGTTTCATTGCAGTTAAATGTAATTACAGAATCCTCCATTGATTGGATTGCACAAAAATCTTCATCAGCTACCGAAGTTGATCCGGATGCTAAAACTCTTAAACCTTTATCACCAAAACTTAATTTTTGAAATTCTTTGGTATAATATAAATCTGATGCCATTTTTATTTTTTTACAAATTTAAACAATTTACTTTTTATCCGCTGAAGTTCCATAATAATAGGCGAATATGTTTCCAACGACAACACCTTCCACCATTCCCATAAGATGCAAAAAAAGATCATTCTCTTTAATGTTTGGAATGTAAACGATTGCGAAAATTATAAATAAGAAAGAAATTAACCCGGTCAACCCTGTTGCTTTCATCATCCAATCAACTTTATTTGTTTTTGAAATTTCTGCCTCTCTTTTTCTCGCTGAATCTCGATCTTTAATTTCTAATTGATAAAACTCCCTTAAATGATTATTAGCGATCATCTTTTGTTGATCTGTCAATTCTTCATCCTTATCTATTAGATTTTTAATAACACCTAATGCCCCACGATCAGGAAGAACATCGCCAATTTTATCAATAATCTTTGGCGAAACCTTTGTCAAAAATTGACCAACTTTTGTTTTTTTAAATGGTTTATTCATAAATGCCCATATTCTTTTTGCACATCAAATGATGGGCACGCCTTGTCGCTAAATTCATTATGCCCGTGTACTGTTGCTTTTGTGTAAATTGATTTCAACCCTTCCAACAAAATTAAAAAAGACCTTTTCTGTTCATCTGTTCTCGTGTCCTTTGGATTCATATCTTGGTCGCAGCCACCTGTGTAGCAAATACCAATACTGTTTTTATTCTGTCCTTTTGTATGAGCCCCTTGAACGTTATTTAAACGCCCTTTATGAATACTCCCATCAAGACTAATGACATAGTGATAACCTATATCATCCCAACCTCTTTCAACAACGTGCCATCTTCTGATAGTATCAATCGATATATCTTGCCCCTCTCTTGTTGCTGAACAATGAATTATGATTTTATCTATATCCCTCATAACTTAAAATAAAAAATAGTCAAAATTAAAATGATTAATAAACCAACTATCAAACCAAAATCAATTTTCATTTGCGTATATATTGTGTTCGTAATTCTATTTCTAATGCTTTGATATAACCCTTGTTATCCTCAATATCCTTTTCAAGTTTCATTATCTTTAAATCTTCTTCATCCTTCAGATATTTCAAATCTTTTTGAGAAACCTCTTGAATTGGCGAAATCATCGCTTTTTCAATTTTAGAATTAAGCATAAAGTAAGAACTAACGATTGATACAATTCCACCCAAAATCATTACGATGTTAGCAAGCGAAATGGAAAAATCCGCTTTGCCATCACCATCAAGATCAATCTTTGCCATCGCCTTTCAAATTTTTAATGATTCTTAAAACTGTGTAAATAATAGAAGTGATCAAAACGATTGTCTGCAAATATGGATTTATTTGATTTATAGCACTGATTAAAATTGCTCCAAAACTCAACCCATATATTTTCAAATCTTCCATTTTTTAAATTTGTTCGTTTAAATTTTTTAAATATTCATTTAATTCATCAGTTGTTAAATCAAAATAGTCATTTTTAAAATTCGGATTTATTTGATCCAATCTTAATAGAAATTCCTCTTCGTTTTCAAATTGTTCAATAATATCTAATCCACTTATTAATATCTGACCTTTTTCAACTTTCCCAAAGTGGAAAATCTTTTGATCATCATCGCTGATGATGTAATAAACTGTCTTATTTGATTTATATATATTTATCATACCTGTCCTCCATCTGTTATCGTCCAATTATATGTAGTTCTAATCGTTTCTCTTGCAGTTGCTGCTGCTCCACTTGAATATTGAGAACCTCCCATATTTAGAGATACATTGTTTTGTAAGTTTTGTGATGCCCAACCGATTAATAATGAATCATAAGTGGCTGTGTCTAATGGATAAACTGAATCAATAAACGCATTTGAAAAATCTGAAATGTGTGCTACATCCCAACTACCCAAGTTTGGAATAGTTACTACGTTTGAATATGCAAACGCATTTTTGAGTTTACCACCCGATGCAATAGTTGGTGTATCTGTTGCAGTTAAAGAACTTAAACCATCACAACTCTTAAAAGCATCCTCCATAGTTTCAAGCGTTAAATTTCCCCATTGTTTAACATCAGTTAACGCATCTCTTTCGGTGGTACTTAAACCCGCACCGAATCTAAATCTTGTGAAAGTACCCGATATTTGAACGTCATAACTTCCCGAATTTGTATAAGTATGTGTCGGTGTCGTTAAACTTGTAATTGTATCGCTATTACCATCTCCCCAATCAACAACATAATTAGGTGTATTTCCTCCTGAAACGCCATAAGTCCTTGTACCTATTTTAACTTGTTGGTTTGCAGATGTTGTTGTAAATTCTAATATTGCACCTTCAAATGATGATGTTATTGCTTGCCATTGTGAAGCATCATCAGGGAACGCATCTACACTGTTGTCGTAACCATCTCCATCTCTGTCATTATCAGATGAATCAGCAATACCATCGCCATCTAAATCAGCATAAGTTGAAGAAGAATCCAACGGATCACTTCCATATAAAGTTTCGTTTGCATCAGTTTGACCATCTCCATCATCATCTGTGTCAACAGCATTTAAAATACCATCTCCATCAGTATCAATATAAGCATAAGATGTTATTTCTGTGTATTCGCTACCCGATGGCGGAGATGTTGCACTATGCGTTCCTCCGTTTGTCGGCATATACCAAGTTGATGAACTTGGATCATCAACAAATGTATGTGTGTGTGATGTTCCTGTTCCGCCATTTTGAGAATCAAAATAGTTTGCTTCTGTTTGTGTCGCAAATAATGGATAATAATAATGTTCCGTTGTTGAAATACTTGAATCAACTCCAAAAATAAATCTATGATTTAAAGCAACTGTTTGTTCTTGTCCTTGTGATGTACTTTGAGTTGTTGGTATATATGGATTTTCAGGAATCGAAGTTGTAGTTACATTTTGTTGTGCTATTTTATTTGATAATTCAATGATCGCTCTAAAATACGTTTTATCTTCTGCATCTTCTTCAAAATACGTTGTATTCATCAATACCGATGTATATACATTTAATCCATTTGCAGACAAATCAAAATATCCATTGGTTGTAACTGTTGAACATTCTCTCAAAATGTTTTCAGTTTCCTGTATATTTTCATTGTAGGTTGATCTTGCCCTGATGGAATTTATCAAATCATTAATTTCATTCGTTACATTGTCATTTTCTCTTGTTCTGACTAAAGTTAAAACTTGTGAAACGATTTGATTTGCATCTAATTCACCCCCGGAATCGCCATCGAAGGAAGTAACAACATCAATCCTCGTGATGCAGTCTAAAATATATGTATCTCTATTAAATTCAATTTCCTCATTTTGCAATGAATAAACTTTAATAAATGGTTCTGTTGCATCTGATGGAACTCTATTATAAACAGGTACATTTTGACTATTCAAAACTATTGAACCGCTTAATCTGTCAATGATTGCCTTTCTTAAATAATGTAATGCCTCAATCATTTTATCGCTTTTTTAATTGCCTTGTCTATTCTTAACAAAAGTACATTGTAATTTTTATAAATGTTGTTCCAAAAATATGGTTTCGGTTTTCTCCTCGATGATCCGAACTCCTGTACCAAAGCATAATCAAAAGTTGGATTCAATTTTGAAAATGCTTGGGATTCAATCAATGCTTCTTTGTCGTTTGTTTTCTTGTGTACTTGGCTTCTTAAATTCCCGGTATCAACCGGGGCATCTTTTACAATATCATATTCCGATTTAATGGCGAATCTGTCAATCAAATTTGATGCAACTGATTTATCAATAGCGAATAATTTACCAAGTTTTTGATTTAATTTCCTCAAATCATTTTCATTAACGCTAAATTCATTCTTCACGATATGTAGCTTTTATTTTTGTAAAAAAACGATCAACGTTGTCGAACTTTTCATTTAACCTATATTTACCTGAAATGTTTTCAATCTTCAGGAGATCGCCAATTAAAATATTATCAGCAGTCTTTTTCCTGATGATTAATTCAATCTCATTATACTTTGACCTCTTTCCGTTTTCTTGGCGAATTTCACCGCTTAAATCGTTTTTAAATGCCCATATCTCGTAAACTAAACTTTGTGTCGAAGTAAACCCGCCATAACTGTCAGCAGTTTTAGTCAATCTGTAAACCTCAACCCTTGTATTTAACTTCCCCGAATCCATTAAATGAACATTGTTTTAAACGATGTTAAAATTGTTTTTGTTCCTGTTGGAATCTCGTTTACTG